ATTGGATTAGAATACACTAATAGTCAAATTAAACAATTAATTAATGGGTGTATTGATGAATTTGAGCTTCAATAATTAAAAAATATTATATGACTCCAGATAATTTGTGGAGAGAAATCCCTCAAGAAGTCAAGGACGCAGCCCTGCTCCTTGGAAATTATTTCAAGAAACAAGGTATTGACAACTGGGCCTTGTATGATGTATCTTCTCGAAACGCATATCTAGCTGGTCACAAAATGGGTTACAATTCTGGACTTACTGTTGCGATTTCTTTAGCAGAAGAATGCGGAGCAAGCAGAACTCTCATTTGCGGATTAGAAAATAGTAAAAAATAAATATGAAATACAAATACGATAAGAAGAACCTAGTCGATGCCTTCAAGAATCTCGCTGAATGGGCTGAGAATCTTGATGCCAAGCGAGATAAAAAGGTTATAGATGATGTTTGGAATGAGTTGCTGGTATTAATGGGTGAGGTTCAAGCAAATCACGATGACATCTTTGGTACCGAAGGATACGAGTTCCGCATTATGGGAAAAGATTGAAAAAAGTCAAAAAACCTTGAAAGATTCACTCGGCTCGCAACGTATATCTAGTGTAGACTGTTCTGGTTAAGACTGTCTAAACTAGTAAAATCCAAAAATATGAATAACGAAACCCAATCCAACAAGTTTATTGTGAATAATCCAGAAATTCAACTAAAAGCTGAATCTATCGCAAATGAAGCAGAAGTAAATTATTCTGAAATGTATGGCGATCAATCCAATAAATTTATCGCAAAAGAACATAAAGATAACGAACTAGACAATTTATACCATGCTCTTTATCGATTGTCCAACGCTACCAATGCTGTAGTTTCATTTATTAAAACAAATAATGACGCAATACAATCTGCGACGTTTGCAATCAATTCAAGAGCTATAGAACTGGAGAAATCAATTGGCCTCAATGAACCAGCATCAGGCCAAATACCCGCCACACCTAATGTAAATTAATGTCAGCAATCCATAATAAGTTAAATATGAAATATAAAGTTATATACAAATATACTTGGTATGATAAAGATACAACACTTGAATTAGATATTAAGCATAAACCAACTTATTTTCGTAGGTTTGTTATGTGGCTATTCTTTAATACTGAACTACGAACTTACGATAAGACAATTGATACTTCTCAATTTAATGTGGCGCAAAGCCAAGGAGGCCAAGCTGTGAGTGTTGAGGAACGAATCCTTTTCCTAGCGGAGTCTCCCGATTGCAACCATCCACGCGAACTCCGCGCAATCGCCTTTCAGGTGCGAAAACTGGAGGATCGGATCAAGCAACTCGAATCCGAGAACGATGCACTCCGCGCTGATCTGTTGCTGTGGGAGGAGAAGGAGGCCAAGCCGTGAGCAAATACCCTAGGACTGACGCAGCCCGTCTAAAAGATGTCTGCCGTCACATGGCAATGGCGGAAGAATGCACTCGGATGGAGTACGAGTTGAACGAAGCAAAGGCCCGCATCAAGCGGATGGAGGAGGCGGGGGATGCGCTGATGGAAATCGTCGAAGGCGCTCGCAGCGAGCGATGGAACGTGAATGGATTCAGGCTGAAAGATACGCCTGAATGGGTTCAGTTCTACGTTTCTTTTCGCAAAGCCAAAAGGTCCAAATGGAAGGAGGCCAAGCCGTGAGCTTGCATCTTCAGGAAATTGAATCGCTTCAGAACTCTTTGAGAGAACGCGAAAAGTACGTCACCGAACTCGAAAACCGTCTCCGCGCTCTGTGGGACAAGCTGGAGGGTGAGCGAAAGCACTACATGGAGCATCTCCAGTTGAATGAAGAACTCGTTTCTGAAATTGAGCGGGAGAACGAGCGGTTGAAAGAGCAGAACAAACGGCAAAATGAAGCGATTGATTCGCTGCGTGAAATGTATGCCAAGGAGGACAAGCCGTGAGAACATCAACCGAAACACTGATCGCAGCCATGCACATATTGGCAACAGAAATCCAATCCGACGATGGCGCGGCCAACGCGGCAGTCGCTGAAGCAGCGGAGCGACTAGCGGAGCAGCATACGCGCATCGCCCAACTAGAGCAGGAGAACGACTCGATGCGAGCGGATCTGCTGCTGTGGAATGAAAAGGAGGTTAAGCTGTGAAAGACAGCCCCGCATTCATATACGTCCACGCATTTAACGGCATCGTTCGCGTGGAAAGTCTTGATACAGCCAAGCACATTGATGGCAATCCAGAGTGGAAGCACGTTTCGACGGTAAACCCTTACGTTGCGCTGGAGCAAATTCTCCGAGCAAAGGGCAAAGACAGGAACCTAATCATCAAACACCTTCTGACATGAAACACCTTCACGAACTGCCTGAAGACGACCGGCTGCGAAATGTGGCGCTCAAGGACATCGATGTCAGAATTCGCTGCCGTCACACCAAGATGACCCGCGATCCGCGCACTTGGAAGATCAAGGGCGATACGTACAACCGCCTTGGCGACAACTGGAAGATCAACTTTGACTTCATCGTCCAATGATCTACTCACAAGCTGGCCAACTGCCCCATCATCAATACTGCTACGTCGATGCCTCATTCTTAGGCTCTGGCACCGGCTTCGTTCCATGCGTCTGGTTTGGCTTGGTATCCATCCCCGGTCGAATGTGGGGTTGTACCATCATGCTCGAATGCGGAGCGGTCTACCGGGCCGTACCGCCGCACGCAATGGCATTCGATCTACAGCCTGACCTCATCTGGAGCCAACAAAACGCTCAGCGATGGGATTGCTATGGAACCGACTTCGCCACAATCGAGTACACCTTCCTGCGAGGACTCGAATGCAAAGTCAAATGCGACGACCTTATCACCACTGGCGACTACCTCTTCACCGCTGCGCCCATCGGTGATAGCTGGAGTCGTCAGCCTAATCAGGCCAAGGAGTTCATGTTCATTCGAACCGATGGCAACAGACTCACAATTCAACCCACTGATAAGGTGGTCTTTATCGAGAAGTCATTCACTGAAACTGAATGGCCAACCGGACTTATCACAACCGACACCGTTTACACCTCCGAATAGCTATGAGTACCCACATCAAAATCGAAAACCAAACCGAAGTCCCCGTTCTTGTTGCTCTTTTCGAGCAGCCTAAATGCAACGACCATCCGACACGCTCGGCTGTTCTTAAACCCGGCGAGAGCTGCGACTGGGGCAGTGGCTCCGTACCACTCGGCAATTACCAGTGCTATGCGGTTATGAGCGGTGATGCGTCATCCCATGACGAGTGGGTCTGGCATTTTCCCGGCATCGCAGAGGTAGTAGCTCCGCTGGAACTAGGCTTCAAGTTATGGCATGCAGGCGACATCGACTGGGCCAACGTCAAAGCTATGTCGAGCGACGATCTAAACGCTACGTTTGGATCTGCCTACACCTCGGCCAAGAGCAACACGAAGAGCTGGAACGGAATGTCCTCCTGCATATTCCACATTCGCGGCGGTCCTAGTTGGGTCGAGGAAACGGAACAGGTGGGCATCTTTAGGCCGAAGACCATCGCCTACAATGGCGTGCAATCGACTCCGATGAAGAGCGAGTGATTATGAAGAAACCAGCCAAATACACAGTTATCACCATCGACTCGGCGCTCCACGAAGAGGTTCGCAAACATTGCGACGAGAATGGTTTGAAGATCGGATTTTTCGCCAATCAAGCGTTAAGGAAGTTGCTGAACAAGAAGTGCGCCACGACGCAATCGAGCGTGCTTTCTACCGCCAGTACAACGAACGAATGACGGCGAATCGCACCGTGTGGTGCGGACAAAACCCTTCGCTCGCTATGAAGCAGTGGGCGGAGGGGCAAATTTCCTAAAATTATGAATCTAAGAGAATACCAACAAAAAGCAGTAGAGTGGGCCAAAAATAGCTATGGGCTGATCGTCGCACCGGCAGGCAGTGGCAAGACATGGATTGCTGCATCGATCATCAAGCATTACCACGAATTTTATCCTGACATGTCGTTTGGATGGATGGCCCCAACACGCGAGACATGTCAGCAAGCGCGCACATCGTTGAGAGTCGCGGGAATTCCAGACAACATTGTAGACGTTCGTTGTCCGCATGAGTCAGTGGACTTCAGCAAGAAGGACATGCTCATCGTGGACGAAGCGAAGCACAGCCCTGCCGCTGGATGGCGTCGCATCATCGAGTCCTGTAACGGACTGCGTTATGGCTTCGACGCCACTCCTTGGGGCGACGATCCAGACCGGAACACGGTGACGCGAACGCTCTTCCACAACCGCACCTACGAGATAAACCGCAGCGACATTGGCGATTCATTGGCCGACGCTTACCTCGAAATCAGCGATGCCACAGACCTCAACATCCAGCAGAAGATCGACGACAACATCGACCGACTCTTCAACACTCGCGTCAAGTACATGCGGATCAGGGAGGATGAACTCAAACGCATGTGCGCTTGGGAATCGATTGTCGATATCGGCATCTGCCAGAACCGCGAGCGCAACAAATACGCCATCAATTACGCGGTCGAACACCTCGACATGCAGACGCTCATCCTCATCCCGCGCATCACGCTGGGCGAGGATTACGAACACCAGATTCCGAATTCTCGGCTCGTTCACTCCAAGATCGGCAAGAAGGACCGGCGCTCTTACATGGAAGAATTCAAGGCTGGTAACCTGCGAACCATGATCGCCACAAGCTTGGCCGACGAAGGATTGGATCTGCCCAACGTCGAACTGCTCATCATGGTCAGCGGCGGTCGGTCGTCGCAGAAGACCATCCAGCGAGCGAGTCGGGCATTGCGGAAAACAGAAACCAAGAACTGCGCGACAATCGTAGATTTCTCTGACAAGTTTCACCCCATCGGAGCATTCCACGCTAAGAAGCGTATGACCTGCTACCGTGAACTAGGTTGTATTTTCCAATGAGTGTATCCACGCCAGCAAACGAAACATCCACGCCCACCGAGAACGTAGTCTATCTGATCGGCGAACTGCGCGGCATAAGTCGGCAAACCGAAACCAAAACCGGCTCGCTCATGGTGCGCCGTGTTATATCAATCGCCCGTCACTGGACTGACAACGAGGGCCGCTTCCACGAAGATTTCGATGAGTTCGAGCTGTCCTCATGGGGACAAGTTGCAGAGAAGATTATCGAGATTCAGAACGGCGCTCTGGTGCGCGTAAAAGGCCGCGTGAAGGTCGAGAAGTGGAGCGAGGGCGGAGACACGAAATCAGCGGTTCGAATCGCTGCCGAGCAGGTTACTATTCTCTGTTACTGAAAATAATATTGAGCGAATGAAATCAAACCAAACAATCGTTGCGGTCGATCCGGGTGTGGGCGGCGGATTCGCGGTAAGCACTGCGGACGGAATACTGCTCTTCCCAATGCCCGAGTCGCTGCCCGACACGGCGCAATTACTGGCAGGATTCAAGGTGGCCGACTCCCATCTATGGGTCGAGAAGGTGCCAAAGTTCGTCAGCAAACTCACGTCGTCGGCCAGCATGGCGACACTCCATGAGAACTACGGGATTGTGCAGGGGCTAGGCTACGCGCAAGGCTACGCACTTCACCGTGTTGAACCCAAGATTTGGCAAGAACCACTTGGACTTGGAGGACGTAAATCATGCGAAACCGGACCAGAATGGAAGCGAAAGCTAAAAAGCAAAGCTCAGGAACTGTATCCGAATCTGGACGTCACGCTTCGAAACTGCGACGCCCTTTTGATCCTCCACTACGCGATGGGCGGTGGCCGGTGATACACAAAGCCAATCGTCCGCCCTCGCCCGAGGAGTTGAAGCAATTGCTCATTATGGCGTTCGGAATGGGGATGGTCGTCGCCAGCGCCTACTTCCTTCTCTTCGTCGTCAAATGAGCGAGAATATCAAACCCATGTCCGAAGAAACGGACGTGGAGACATTGCGAGCGGCCATCGCGGAATACCAATGGTTGGCTGGCGTACTTTTCAAATCTCTCGGGTGCGGATGCAACGGAACTCAAGACCTTTGCTGGAACTGCACCCAAGCCGAGCGACACTACAAACACACAATCGAGACATACAAATGATCAGCGCAAACAAAATGCCCATTATGCGGATAGCAGAAGCAGATGAATCACCCGAAAAGATTCACTTCGCTTACATCGACCAGAAGTACAAGGAGTGGCTGATCCGACGCGGATTCGTCAACGAACTTGGTCAGGAACCCGGGATGAGAAAAGCAGGCGGATGGCGCGGAAAGACGGTTAAAAAAGGTTAATTATGATGGAAACTCAAATCACTAGAGAACAGTTATTGAAGGAAGCGCCAGCACTCATCGACCATGCGATTCTTCGAGGTTGGATGACTAAGCCCAAGCCAAAGGCGCAAATTGTTGACGGCGTTTGGCATGCGGCTGGTACAGGACATCTCGATAACGCCTCAGAAGATGAAATTCAAAAACTCAGGAAACAGTACGGTGCAGGTTGAAGTCATTTCCGACGACGTAGAGATACGAATCGGGGAAATGAAATGGGTGGGGATAGCCTACACCCGTGACGGAAAACCCAAGGTGTACGTTCGAACGAAAGCCGAATTCAAGGCCAAGTTCACCCCGGTCATTGAACAAGCACCCTAAACTCTACATCGCAGCACAAGAGCAGCTCTTTGCGAAGTTTCAGTCTCGCTCCATACCAATCCAACACTGGAGCAAGTACCTGATGACTCCCAAAGAGCTGTCTCTCCTTTTCGCAAAGTTCGAAGAATCAAAGTCGGTTCTCCAGCAAATCGCCTCGAATGATCTGGGCGAAAGCGGGGACATAGCGCGTAAACAACTTGGAATCCAATGAATCAATCAAAGATCGACCGTGCCAGAGCATGGCTTCGTAACACCCCCGGTGCCGTCAGCGGACAAGGCGGTCATAACGCAACCTTCGCAGTAGCTACCGCTCTGGTGCATGGATTCGAGCTGTCGCGAGGATCGGCTGAAGCACTGCTATCCGAGTACAGCGAGAAATGTTCTCCACCGTGGAATGCCTATGAATTGGCCCACAAGGTGAATCAGGCAATGACCGTGACGCACGACAAGCCGCGTGGATGGCTTTTATCCGCTCAGTCAGGCATTGGTCAGGGCGGCAATCCCATCTCGCCCACCGGCAAGTTCGTCGTTCGCACGATCCAATCGATGCCGGAACCTCCGTCGCCGTTTACGACAATCGACTTCCTGAAAGCCTGCTTCGAGTCGGATGAGGTTGTCTGCATCTGTAACGACATCATTTTCGACGAAGAGGGTCGAGGTAGGCCAGCCTCCAAAGGTACGTTCCTCAAGCGCGACGAATGGATTAAGAACCACTTCACGCCGCCCATCAGCGCCATGTGGAACGGCAGCGATAGCAAAGGCGCATACGTCCGCATTAATCCATGCTTCGATGAGAGCGGTTCGGATTCCGGCGTGGCGAACTTCCGCCATGTCCTAGTCGAGATGGACGAGAAGACGAAGGATGAGCAATGGACAGCGTTGAAGGAGTCGAAGCTCCCGCTATCGGTCGTCATAGATTCCGGCGGCAAGAGTCTGCATGGCTGGGTGCGCGTTGAAGCGGCCAATAGAGAGGAATGGAACGAGCGCCGCGATGTCGTCTATCGCTACCTCGAAAGCATCGGCATCGATCCGAAGAACAAGAACGCAAGCCGGTTCAGTCGGTTAGCCGGTGTGATGCGCGATGGCAAGGAGCAGAAGCTCTTGGCTGTTAACGTGGGCGCAGTGAACTGGGAAGCGTTCAAGGACGACATGGACGCGCAGGACATGCCGATGGAGTTCTCGATAGATGCCATCATCGAGTACGATCCGCAGAATGATCCTGACAATTTGATCGGAGATAGGTGGGTTCGGCGCGGATCGTCGCTTCTCTTTGTGGGGCAAAGTGGATGCGGCAAAAGCTCGATGGCCGCGTATCAAGGTCTGAAGTGGGCGTCCGGCGAAGCTTGGTTCGGTGTTAAACCGGTCCGTGCGCTAAAAGTAGCTTACATTCAGGCGGAAAACGACATCGCCGATCAGCATGATGCGCTCAAGGGCGCTGCTCAGATGACCTTCGGCAAGGAGAACTGGGAGCGAGGTCTTCGGAGCGCGAACATGTTATTCTTCCGCGAGACGGTGAGAACTGGTTCTGACTTCGCGACGATGCTGCGCCGCCTTGTTCGCAAGACTAAGGTCGATGTGGTTTATATCGATCCGCTGCTCTCCTACATGGGCGGCAATCCATCGGATATCGAGGTCTGCGCGAACTTTACGAGGCACTTGCTCCAGCCGATTATGATGGAGACAGGCGTAGTCCTGATTCTCGTTCATCACTTCCCTAAGCCCAAAGGTCGAGACGACAAACCGGAGAGCGTGGCAGAGATGGCCTACTCAGGATTCGGATCGTCGGACTTAACGAACTGGGCCAGAGAGGTGATTGTGATGAAGGAAGTTGGTTTCAATCAACCTCGACAATTTATGCTCGGAATGGCGAAGCGAGCGGATCGTTCCGGCATGACGGACAAGGAAGGAAAAGTCACCGGATCGATTATGATCCAGCGCGGTACGGGCGGCGACATCTCATGGAACTACGCAGATCCACAGAAGTTCGTCGTCGATAAGGAGTCGGCCAAGAAGCCGTACGTCAAAGGACGCTATCCTAAGCGTTAGCCTTTTCGCGCAACGCTCGACGACGACCTTTGGCAGCAAGAGACAAAAAGCCTTTCTTGCCGTATTTTTTCATGCCAATGGATGCCGCAAGAGCCTTCGGGTCTTTGACGCCCTTGCTCTCAAGACTGCTAACGAGTTTCTCGTAACGTCCGCCACCGCCAAGTTTCATCTTGTCCATAAAATTACCATGCTTTGCATGACCACGTTCTGGGTTTGGTAGGATCTTTCGCCGTATCGCAGTTATGCCGCGCACGGAAATTCTTACGACGCTCAGGATTCGACTTCTTGATCGTCATGTCAGGATCGCCGAAGCGAACGATGACGACCTTGTTCGCCGGATTCTTAACGTACACCGCGCTCTTCTTCCGCTCACCCGGCGTATAGAAGGGCTTGTTCAGCGTCACCTTCTTGCCCTGATAGGTGTTACCTTTCTTGGATAGGGAGGTTTTCATTTCGGAAGTTCTCCAGTGTCAGCGTACTTGCTCAGAGCATCGTAAAGTGACGCCCGAGGAATGTTTGAGAACTTCTCAAAAATTCGAGCCGTATCTGCGGCGCTACGATAACCAGCAGATCCAGATGCGCGAGCCAGAGCCTTTGCTGCGACATTGTAGAACCCAGCATTTACCGCAGTTCCGATTACACCCATGATTCCTTCAACTGGCTTTCCAGCGGCAACCTTAAGAGCTGATTGAGGAATTCCAGCAACCAACTCTTCAGCAGCCTGACCAGATACAAGCGCACCGCCACCACCAGCAGCACGTTCAGCCATTAAGATGGTTTTGTAGCCAGGAATGATGTCGTCAACAATTTGCTTGTACAGAGTCGGCCCAAGAATCTGTTCAGTTCGATTTATTTTGAAAACACCTTTGAGATTCGGCCCTTTGCCACCGAGAACAGTCTCGGCCAAAAGAATATCTTCAATCTCTCTAGCGCGAGTCGAAATCAACGCTTCTTTGGCCAGCTTGTTTCCAGCAACCGCCTCGCGTTCAAGATACCGAACAACAGATCCAACATCCTTCACATTTGGAAGCAACTGAACCGCTTCAGATGCTACAGCAAATCCGGCAGGTGTTTTGGTCTGCAAAATGTCCAGCAACGCTTGAGGACCAGTTTTCTGGCCGGTGCTTTCAAGGAAATTGACAAACTTCGAAAGCTGATCTTTTGATCCAAGACCAACCTTCTCAAGTGCGCCGGGACTCTGCGTTTCTAGGTTGTTGATTGTTCCGGCAAGCTTTTTGTAGTCGATTGCTCCAGTGGCTTTGTCTGTTGCGTCGCTGACAATTCCAGATCGGATAGACGAGTACACATCCTGAAGATCGGGAGCGTTTGCAACTCCACGGGATTTTAGCGTGTTAACAAGTGATTCGACATTCGCAAATTCAGGGGCAAGCAAGCCTTGAGCTTTGACTCCGCTGACCATTGCCTGACCAAGCTGGCCACGCTCCACGGTTTCTGGAGCGAACGCCCTGCGAACTCCGAAAAGATTCAGCTTCGGTCGTGTTGCCGCATAAAACTCGTCACCGGCAGCTCTTGCCGCAGCAGCTTCAGCGCCTATGGCTTCTGGAGCTTGATCGGCAATCGTTTGGGAAAGAGTGGTTGCGAGATTTTTAACCTGCCTCTGCTGACTGTTTCCAATGGCTTCCCCAGCATAGTCAGCAAAATCGTAAAGCTCATCTCGAAGGTCTTTCAGCTCCTTTAAGCTGGCCTTTTGCGGCGCCGAAACTGTCACAGGCCGCGTCGGGTCCATTGATGATGGAGTCATTACCGTCTCGGCCCTCGACAACAGCTTTCTAGCCTCTTTCAAGCCAGAGGCATGAATGTCTGGAATTTGAGCCAGCAACTCATTTGCCTGAGAGGCAAAAGAAGGGTTGTTTCCAACAGGCTTGAAAAGGTTGAATTTCTGATCGTTTTCAACCGCGTTGGCAGGTCCGTAGATTCTGTTCGCTTCAGCTTTAATCGCCGTCTTCGCCTGATCTGCGAGCGATTCAATTTGTTGGCCAGCAGGAACAACACGAAACGCGGAAATGTCCTGACCTTTGAACAAGGTGTTTTTCACCGTGTCCTGATATGCCTGAAGCGCCTGATCTACTGCTCGTTGCTGAGCCTGTTTCTGCGCTTGTCCGCGAGCAGATTCCAAAATCGTTTCAGCGTCTTTTAGATTTCTTGAAGCGTTTGCGATGTCGTCAATTTCATTGGCACTCAGTGCGCCAAGAAGTTTTTGTGTTAGCGTGTCGGCTCCTTCAGCCGCGACGCCGGTTAACTTTTGAACTGCGGTTTTAATCTGCTCACCTTGACGAGCAAGCTGCTCGGTGATTGGGGGCATCCCAGCGCGAGATTCAATTCTTGATTCAAGACCAGCGAAACGAGGCATCGCCTGACCGAACGTAGGCTGAACTCCCTCACCAATTCTCTCCACCGTGGCTGCTCGCTCGGCAGCACGTTCAAATCCAGCGCCAGCTCGACCAGCAATTGCGCCGGGAACTTGAAATCCAGCAGTTAATGCCGCAGGAACAATTCCAGCCTCTGGCTTGAATTCTCCGGTTCTAACAGCCTCTCCAGCAACTCCACCAGCGCCTTGCATGGCAATGTTTGCCAGCGGCTTTAGAAAACCTCCTCCAGGCAAGATTGGGGCGGCTCCTGTAACAGCAGATGCGGCAATCTCTCGACCAGAGTAATCTTCTCTCCTTCCAAAAAGCTTTTCGAGCGTTTGTCCAACAGCCTCTCCGATTGCTGAAGACAAAGCCCCAGTTCCCATCATGGCGGGAATCGACATGCCTCCAGTAAACGGAGCCGCTGCAAGTGCAGGAGCAACACGGGCAGCGGTTGTAGTTGCAGTGCCAATATCTTGCCTAAGCTTCTCCTGATCGACTGATGGCATGAATGCACCAGTGGCCAACTGTCTTTGCCCAATTTGAGAAGCATCCTGAACCGCCTGATTCAACTGAGCCGTCGATCCTACAGCGGCAGCAGCTTCAACTTGAGGAACGGAAGATTGATCCGGCACAGCGTTGCTAGACGCCATTCGACGAGCAACTTCCGACTCAAGTCGTTGAAGCAAAGCAGCTTTTTCAGGTGATAATGGCATATTTTTATTGCTGTTCGTTCTCTGCTTTCAACTGCTGAATCAAGCGCTGAATATCCTCAAGACTTGTCGATTCCATTGACTGAGCATTTGATTGAAATGAAACACCGGGAACAGAGTATGAAGCAGTGGTTCTGGTTCCAAATGGAGTTGTAGACCATCGCTCGTAAAATGAAGGAAGTGCCTTGTCGATGTTTCTGCCAATTGTTCCACGCGCACTTCGTTCAATTCGTTTCCTAAACTGGTCGAGCTTGATAATGGAGTTCTTGTCGAACGATCCGCCAATTTCCTGAGCGATTCGTTTGCCTTCGCTTTCGGTTACGTTCAGACCGGAAGTTGTTCTTGCGGTGCGATTAACGACGCCCATGAAGTCGGCCAATAACTCCAAAGCGTCTTGCTTCATTGGGTCTTTTTCGGTTTGAATCAACGAACGAATCTTGATTTCAGTTGAGGGTATTGCCCCAAGAAAATCTGTAAACTTTTTGCCGGGATACTGTTTTTCAAACTCGGCAATTCCATCTTGAAGAGAATCAATCGTCTCCATGACAGCAAACTCGTCCTCCAGCTTTGTGGCGGTTTTTGCCTCAAGCGGCTTGAGTCGCCCGCCACCGCCGATAAACGTCTGCCTCAGCTCAGCTTCCTTAACTGGCGTAAGCTCTTGTCCAGAAGCTGCTGCCTTGGCTTTAGCGGCTTCAATAAACAGATCAGTATTCTTGCCGACTGCTCCGGTCTTTGATTTCTCGAAACTTTCGGCAGCAAGAAGAGCTTGAGGAGCAATTTCTTGAGGAATCTGCCCAGAGTCGATCATGCTCTGAACGGTGTTTTTTCCAAGACGCCCCAAAGTTCCAAGTTTCGACGCTTTCCCAAGCTGCTCTTCTTCTGTGCGCTTTTTAGCAATCAACGCATCATCAATGACGTACTTTCCATCAGCGGTGCGCGTTAATGCACCATATTTTCGAGCGTCCTCAATCCGTTTCGCCTCAATCTGATCCGTAAAAGCAGCGGTCTTTGCTTGCTGTTTAATAAGTTCAGCCCGAGCGGAATACTGTTCAAGTCCGCTTATTGCCTTTATTGCTTCTTGATTAAAAGTCTTAGACTTAAATCTAGGCATTGCAGGCATTTTAGCTCCCACTTCTTGGCTATTTAAGAAGTTTGAAACATCATTATTAAATGTTTGAAAAGCATCAAACTCATTAACCTGAGCTTCTTGCTCCGCCAACGCCTGAGCATAAGCATTCGACTGGATCTTGTTCTGAAGATCCGACTGACGCTGTTGCATGACCTGTTGAGCCGTCTGCACCTGCAATTGCTCCATCATCCGTTGCTGCGTCTGTGCGCGGTCAAACAGCGATGCGCCTAGCTGAAATGCTTGAAGAGATTGGTCAGCCATAAATCAAGGTCTGTAGTTTGAGGAGCCGTACTCCGGGAATAGACTCGTAGAAAGCGGTGTGATATCCGACCTCGTCGGAGTCGGTGCGTAGAGATTCGGATAAATCTCAGAATCGTTCTGAGGATTGTACGATTGTGGTCGATACGCTCCCGGTTGCTGCTGCATTAATCCTTGATACATCCCATATTGAGACAGAGCGCCTCCAGCAATCCCTCCAAAATTAGTGAACGCGGTTTGAGCCGATTGCTGCATCGGAGACGGAGCGGCAGCAACCTGAGCGGCGGTCAAATCACGCCCGTACATGGCCGACTGTTGTTGCTGAATGGCTCCAATGCGCTGGGCAGGCGTAATGAACATGCTGCTGATTGAGAACGGCTGCGCCATGCCCATCGTACGCTGTTGCTGGATAAAGCTCTGCGCTTGAGCAAGACCTTGATTCTGAATCTGCATCGCTGTCAGACCAAAGTCGCGAGCGAGCAAATTTGTTCGAATGCCTTCTGACTCTTTGAATCCTCCACCAACCGCCCGACCAGCGACAGCTCGTTGAAGCTGCGATTGAACATCTTGATCAACCTCGCCACGCAATCTTGAGCCAATAGTCTTTCCAGCCTGAGCAATAAGCTGATCGTAACCGGGAATCGCACGACGAAGCTGCGCCTCAAGCTGTGACTGCTCGGCAGCGGTCGTCTTGGTGGCCAAATCAGTTGCAGACTCAAGCGATGCGATATTCTGTTGAATCGCCTGCCGCTGCTCTCCCGCAAAATCAATCGGCTTTAACTCAGGCACCTTGGGCTTCTTGCCACCAAAAAGTCCGCCGAGCAGGCTTCCCGCTGCCGAGATTCCTGCTCCACCTAAAATTGCCGCTCCAAGTCCTATTGCCATAAATTATTCTTTTTGGTTCAGAACCATTGCGAGAATCCACCGCCGTTTAAGCCGACGCCGACCATTCGGATCGTTGCGACTGCGTCCCCAAGGTATTGCATCGTTTGCTCCTGAACAGCTTGAACTGCTTTGGCTTCGTAGGCCACTGCTTCCTGAATCAAATCGTTCTCCTCCTTGCGAATCGCCATGACCATCAGCTTGATGGCATCAGGACTCGGCGGAATGAGGTAGTCATTGACGCTCGTCGCGTTGATATGGCGCATCTTCGCCATGACCGTCACCGGCTTATCCTCGTCGTTGTTACAACGATCTGTCAGGTAACTGCGGCGGTACTGCGGCAAAGTTTCATCAGGGTCGTAAACTGCCAAATCAAGTTCCAGCAATGTCGTTGCATTGTACTCGTACAATCGGCTTACCGTGTTGGTTGCCTGACGAATGACGCCGGTCAGCGATATGAACTTCTTGGTCGATTGAACGTACGGCAACGCGAGGGTCAGCTTCTCGCCGTCGATCCACACGCCGCCAGACAGCGTGCGAATCCATTGCCCGTTCTGATCGACACCTTGCAGGGTGATGGTCTTGCCAACGTCAGAAGCGTCACCGGGATAGACTCGGATGAAGCTATTCGTCTCGCCGGACATGTCGCGGTAAGAAACGACGGTGCCACGATCCACAAGCTGCTTGCCGACACACCCGCCATTGTTCTCTCCGAGCAATCCGTATCCGCTTTCCTGAAACTCGAACCATTGATTGCGAACCGTTCCTACGCCGCAGCAATCGGCCACGGATTCGATGGTTTCGATATGACGCGGCCAAGTGATGCACCCGCCAACCGTGTGGATAGTGAAGCGTCCGTACGCGCCTGCCCACAACCCCTTGTGCAGAAGCCGTCGGCACGCCTGATTGATGTAGTCGTAAACGCGAGGGTCATCGACGCAGACGCCGACTACACGGGCGATTGTCGAGCGAA